TAAAAAGACAAGTTGTTCAAACTTATCAAAAATCACGTTACATTTCTCCATATACAAATGAATACGGTGTGTGGGATGATGGTCAAGTAAAAAACACATATTCAGTTTATGGTGATATTGCTTTTGAAGTCTTACTAGAACAAATTAAACCTAAAATGGAAGAAGCAACAAATATGAAACTGATTTCTAATTATACATACGGAAGATTATATAAAAAAGGTGATATATTAAAAAGACATAAAGATAGATTTAGTTGTGAAGTTTCTACAACATTAAATTTAGGTGGTGATCCTTGGCCAATATTTGTTGAGCCAAGTGAAGAAGTTGATAAAAAAGGTATACAAATAGATTTAGATCCTGGCGATATGTTAGCATATCGAGGAAATATATGTGAACATTGGAGAGAAGAATTTACAGGTGACGTGTGTGGTCAAGTTTTTTTACATTACAACAATAAAGAAACTCCTGATGCTGAAAAAAATAAATTTGATAGAAGACCACATTTAGGTTTACCTGATTGGTTTAGATATGATGGTATTTAATGAAAACAGATAAAATTGTTATAGTAGGTGGTGGTAGTTCAGGATGGATGACTGCTGCTACTCTTATTAAATTATTTCCAGAAAAAGATATTACAGTTATAGAATCACCTAATATTTCTACAGTAGGTGTTGGCGAAAGTACATTAGGTTCTATCAATCAGTGGTTAAAAATATTAGAGATTGAAGATAAAGACTTTATGCCTCATACAGATGCTTCATATAAAATGAGTATTCGTTTTGAAGATTTTTATGATGTAGGAGATGGTGGTTTTCATTATCCTTTTGGTTCGCCTTGGGAAATTGATATGCCAATAGGAAAAGAATTGTGGTTCTATAAAAAAAGATTATTTAAAGATACACCTAATAGTAATTATGCTGACTTCATATATCCTCAAATGGCATTAGTAAATAAAAATAAGATTACAGAAAATTTAGAAGGTCAATTTTTAAATTTTAATTTTAAAAATGATGTAGCATATCACTTTGATGCTACTAAATTTGGTATATGGTTGAGAGATCACTATTGTATTCCTAGAGGAGTAAAACATATAAAGGAAGATATACTATCAGTAGAAAAAGATCAACAAGGTATTACTTCGTTGAATAATAAACACAAAGCTGATTTATATATTGATTGTACTGGATTTAAATCTTTATTATTAGAAAAAAATTTTGAAGTATCATTTAATGATTATACCGATTTGTTGCCTAATAATTCTGCTTGGGCAACACGAATACCATATAAAAACAAAGAAGTAGAATTACAACCATATACAAATTGTACTGCTATCGAAAATGGTTGGGTTTGGAATATACCTAGTTGGGAACGAATAGGCACAGGATACGTTTATTCAGACAAATATATTTCAGATGATGATGCCTTAGAACAATTTAAAAAATATTTAATTGTAAAAGATGTTGATGTAAAAAGTTTAGAGTTTAAAAATATTAAAATGAAAGTTGGAATACACGAAGAACTGTTCCATAAAAATGTCTGTGCTATAGGTTTATCAGCAGGATTTATAGAGCCATTAGAATCTAATGGTCTTTTGTCCGTACATAATTTTGCTTTAATGTTAGCAAAAGTTTTAAAAAGAAATACAGATATAACACAATTTGATAGAGATACTTTTAATACAACATCAATAAATTTTTTTAATTCTTTTACAGATTTTGTTGCTTGTCATTATGCTATGTCAAATAGAAATGACACTTTATATTGGCAAGATATTAGAAAAAGAAATTGGACAAAGTTAGAAAAAAATGGTGATATAACAAATAATATAGATGCTAAGATGTCAGATCATTTACATTTTAACTCTGCTTATGGTATACATTGTTTATCGACAGGAATGAATTATTACGGCATTGATGATTTTTATAAGTTAGATAATGAAGAACAAATTAAAAAAGATATTGCTTTTAGAAATAAGTTAGTCATAGATTGGAATAGAATGGCAGATAAATGTCCTAGTCTAAATCAGTATTTAAAAGAAAATATACATAATAAATAGTTTTATGAGTAAACTAGAAGATAAGGTAAATGAAATATTAGGTATTGATAAAAAAGAATCAACACCTGTAGAACAAAAGCAATTTAAAGCACCTGTTCCTAGAAATGAAGATAAACAATCTGCTGACGTTGACAACGATTACAAATATAGTAGAGAAAATTATTATAACTTAATTGAACGTGGACAAGAAGCCATTGAAGGCATATTAGATATTGCTAGAGAAGGTCAGCATCCACGTGCTTATGAAGTTGCTGGTCAATTAATTGGTCAAGTAGGACAAACTGTAGATAAGTTACAAGACTTACAAAAGAAATTAAAAGATTTAAAAGAGTTGCCTAAAACGGCAAACGCAAATATTAAAAATGCTCTTTTTGTCGGTTCTACGGCAGAATTACAAAAGATGTTAAAAAATGAAACTCCTAAGAGCAAAAACGTTTCACCCGAACAAGACGATATTGAAGATAAGTGATTTAACTTACGTTAAACACGGTCTTGCTTTAGTTGATATATTAGACGGTAAAGAAATGATTGATCCAATACAAGTAGAAAAGAGATTTGTTTCTGATACACCACGTATGGGTGCGAATGGCAATCCGTATATAGAAAAACATTTTACAGTTTATAAAGGCAGTCAACGAATTACGGCTGCTTTACAAATGGGGTATACCCATATCGAAGGAGTAATAATCAATGAGTGATGCTTATTTAGGAAATCCTAATCTTAAAAAGATTAATACTCCTGTAGAATATACAAAAGAACAGATTGAAGAATATCAAAAGTGTGCTGGCAATCCATTATACTTTATGGAAAAATATATTCAAATTGTTTCGTTAGATGAAGGTTTAGTGCCTTTTAAGATGTATGACTTTCAAAAAAAGATTGTACAAACAATACACGATAATAGATTTACAATCTGTAAACTACCTAGACAATCAGGTAAATCAACAACAACAATTTCATATCTATTACATTATGCGTTGTTTAATCCTAATTCAAATATTGCTATTCTTGCCAACAAAAGTTCTACTGCTAGAGATATATTAGGAAGACTACAACTTGCTTATGAAAATTTACCTAAGTGGTTACAACAAGGTGTTATTAACTGGAATAAAGGTTCGATTGAATTAGAAAATAAATCTCAGATTGTGGCTGCTGCTACATCATCAAGTGCTATTCGAGGTGGCTCTTTTAATATTATCTTCCTTGACGAGTTTGCTTTCGTGCCTGTTAATATTGCTGAAATGTTTTTTAGTTCAGTTTATCCTACAATCTCATCTGGTCAAAATACAAAAATGATTATTGTATCTACACCTTATGGTATGAATCATTATTACAAACTATGGACAGATGCTGAAAACGGACAAAATGATTATGTACCGATAGAAGTACATTGGAGTGAAGTTCCAGGTAGAGATGAAAAGTGGAAAGAAGAAACAATACGTAACACATCTAAAGAACAATTCCAACAAGAGTTTGAATGTGACTTTTTAGGTTCTGTTGATACATTAATATCACCTTACAAAATTAAATCAACACCTTATGTACAACCATTAGAAAGTAGAAATGGTTTACAAATGTTTGAACGACCGATAAAAGATCATTTATATGTGTGTACCGTTGACGTAGCAAGAGGTACAAGTAAAGACTATTCTGCTTTTGTAATTTATGATGTCACAAATGTACCTTATCGAGTTGTGTGTACATATAAAAACAATGAAGTTAAACCATTTGTATTTCCTAATATCATAGAACAGGCTTGTAAAGGTTTTAACAGTGCTCATATATTAGTAGAAGTTAATGATTTAGGACAACAAGTATCAGATGCTTTACAATACGAAATAGAGTATGATAATATGTTAATGACAACACAAAAAGGTCGTGCTGGACAGATATTAGGTGCTATGTTTAGTGGTCGAGGTAGTCAATTAGGTATTCGTATGACAAAACAGATTAAAAAGATAGGTTGTACAAACATTAAAACACTAGTAGAAAATGATAAGATTGTTATAAATGACTTTGGTATTATAGAAGAAATGTCAACCTTTAGTAAAAAAGGTCAATCTTGGCAAGCTGAAGAAGGCACCAATGACGATTTAATGATGTGTTTAGTCATATTTGGTTGGATTTCTAATCAACCTTACTTTAAAGAGTTAACAGACTCTAATATACGTAATCAAATGTATCAGGAACAACAAAATTTAATAGAACAAGATATGGCACCGTTTGGTTTTATGGACGATGGCATAAATGAACACGAGGAAAATACAGTAGATGAGTATGGTACCGTATGGCATCCTGTGACACGAAAAGGACTGTAATTCCAAGTAATTATAAATATCTGTAGTTATGAAAAAAACTATTTTGACTATGGGCATAAGAAAACTTATGACTTTTGAAACTATAATAATTAGCTAATTAGAGGAGAAAACCTATGGCATTTCAAGTATCACCAGGTGTTCTCGTACAGGAAAAAGATTTAACAAGAATCATTCCTGCGGTATCAACATCTATCGGAGCCTTTGCTGGTCAATTCAACCAAGGTCCATTAGACGAGATAGTTTCAATCTCTAGTGAGCAAGAATTAGTAGATACATTCGGTAAACCTGACGGAAACAACTTTGAGTGGTTCTTCAGTGCTGCTAACTATCTACAATATTCTAACGCTCTAAGAGTTGTACGAGCAACCCAAACAAGTGCTCTTAACGCCACTTCAAATTCAAGTGGTATATTAGTTAAGAACACAGATGATTATTCAAATAATTATTCTACAGGACAAGGTGCTGTTGGAACGTTTGCCGCTAGAACTGCTGGAAGCTGGGGTAACAACATTTTAGTTGCTACTTGCCCTTCAGCAAACGCTTACGAGCAAACACTAACAACATCTCAACAAGTAGACCAAGCCGACATAGCTGTTGGAGACATAACTGTTGATGTTGATTCAGATGCTACAACTTACTTAAACGTAGGTGACATCATTGAATTTTCAACTACAGGCGCTGCTACAGACTTTGATGACGGCGATCAATATAGAGTAACTAGTGTTGCTTCAACTCAAATTGGTATCGTTCAACACCCAAGAGGTGCTGGCGGACTAAAAAGAGCTGTTGCTGATGACGCTAGAATTAAAAGAAGATGGAGATATTACGATCAAGTTGACGGCGCTCCAGGAACTTCATCATACGTATCTGAGAGATCAGGTTCTGCTGATGAAATCCACGTAGTTGTTGTTGACGAAGATGGTGGTATTTCAGGCGTACCAGGTACAGTTTTAGAAACATATTCTAAATTATCTAAAGCTGCTGACGCTAAAACTCCGCAAGGAGATGATAACTATTATCCAAACGTAATATACAATAGATCACGTTACATCTATTGGATGGATCACCAAACTACAAGCAATACTGGTTGGGGAACAAACGCAAGTGGCACAACTTATGGTGCTGGCAATGCTCCAACTTCAGAATCACTATCAGGTGGTTCTAACGGTTCTGCTGTAACAACTGCTCAGTTAAAAACTGCTTACGAGAAGTTTAATGATGCTGAAACAGTTGATATTGGTCTTATCATCGCTGGTCAAGGTGTTGCTGGTGAGGGAAGAACTCACTTAGACAACTTAATTACAATTGCTGAAAATAGAAAAGACGCTGTTGTATTTGCTTCACCAGAAAGAGCTGACATTGTAAATGTTACAAATTCTGAAACACAAACTAACAATGTGATTGACTACTTTAGTGGTTCGACAAGTGTTAGATCATCTTCATACATTGTATTCGATAGTGGATACAAATATATGTACGACAGATATAGTGATGTGTACAGATATGTACCGTTAAACGGCGATATTGCTGGTTTGGCTGCTAGAACAGACTTAACTGCTGACGCTTGGTATTCACCTGCTGGTTTTAACCGAGGTGTTATTCGAGGCGCTGTTAAGTTGGCATACAACCCAACAAAAGCTCAAAGAGATAGACTATATCCGGCTAGAGTTAATCCAGTTGCTACCTTCCCAGGTCAAGGAACTGTATTATTCGGAGATAAAACAGGTCTATCTTCTCCAAGTGCTTTCGATAGAATCAACGTAAGAAGATTGTTTATCGTATTAGAAAAGGCGATTTCAACTGCTTCTAAATTTCAACTCTTTGAGTTCAATGATGAATTTACAAGAGCTAACTTTAGAAATATTGTAGAGCCATTCCTAAGAGAAGTACAAGGAAGAAGAGGTATCACAGACTTTTTAGTAGTATGTGATGAAACTAACAATACAGGTGAAGTAATTGATAGAAATGAATTTGTTGCTGAAATCTTTGTGAAACCAGCAAGAAGTATCAACTTTATCACACTTTCATTTGTGGCAACCAGAACTGGCGTCAGTTTTGACGAAGTTGCTGGCGGTTAATAGTAGAGAAGGAGAAATAAAAAATGCCTAACATTAATGACTTCAAAGCTAAACTTGCTGGCGGTGGCGCTAGAGCCAATCAGTTTAAGGTAGTAATGCCTTTTCCTGGTTATGCCCAAGTTGGTGGAGAAATAGAAGACCTTGCTTTTTTAGCACAAGCTACATCAATCCCTGCTATGACAGTAGGAAACATCAATGTTAAATTTAGAGGAAGAGATCTTAAGATTGCTGGAGATAGAAC